ATATGATCGGCGGGTTGAGCGGCGCAGCCACGGGTGCCCTGCGCGCCCTGCTCGATTCGGCGCACATTCAAAACATCCCGACCATGCTCAAGCTGAAGGGCGGCCCTGGCGGGCAGACCATCAACGTCCAACCGACCGAAGTGGTCGAGATTGAGGGCGGGGCGCTGGTTGATGACATCCGCAAAATCGCGATGGCGCTGCCGTTCAACCCGCCCTCGCCGACGCTGTTTCAGCTGCTCGGGTTTTTGGTTGACGCGGGTAAAGGGGTGGTACAGACCTCGTTTGAGAAACTGTCTGACCAGAACCCCAACCAGCCCGTGGGCACTACCATGGCGCTCATCGAGCAGGGTATGGTGGTGTTTTCGTCAATCCACTCGCGGCTGCACAGCTCGATGTCGCGGGCGTTCAAGATTCTGCACCGCATCAATTCGGCCTACCTGACCGAAGAAGACATCGCGGCGCAGATGGGCGGGGTGGACGTCAAGCCGTCTGACTTTGACGGCCCGATGGACATCATCCCGGTGAGCGACCCGGCGATCTTTAGCGAAACGCAACGGTTCGCTCAGACCCAGGCTATCATGCAGCGCGCGGCTATGATGCCGCAAATGTACGACCAGCGCAAAGTGGAGGAGATGTTCCTCCGCAGCATGAAGATCAAAGAAAGCGAGGTGATGCAGCCTCAGCCGGGTAAGGATGACATCGACCCGGTGAGCGAGAACGTCGCAGCGGCGATGGGGCGGCCGGTGTACGTGCTGCCGATGCAAGACCACATGGCGCACATTCAAACGCACATGGCGTTTTTACAGTCTCCGCTGTTCGGGCAAAACCCGGCCATCATGAAGACCTACATGTACCCCATCGCTACGCACCTGCGCGATCACCTGCTCAATTACTACCTGACCGAAACACATGAGGCCGTTGACCAGGGCCACAAGCAGGGTGTGATTGAAGATGACGCGAGCCAGCAGGTGCAGATGATACTGCAAGTGCAGAAGCTGATTGAGCAGCAGCTCGGTTCGTTCGGCCCGATGATGGCGCAGATTGACCAAGCCGCCCAGCAGTTCAAACCGCAACCGCCGATGCCGCCCGACAGTTCGCTTCAAGTTGCACAGCTCGGTGCGCAGGTGCAGCAGGCCGCGCTCGCACAGCGGGCACAAGCGGAAGAAAAGAAACTGCAGCAGACCGGGCAGATCAAGCAGGCCGAACTCATGGACAAACAGGCCTCGCGACAGGAAGAACTCCAACGCGAGCAGTTACGTCAAGAGAACGAAAACCAACGCACCATACTCGAGACTCAAACTAGACGCGAAATGAACACCGCCGACAACGAAACCGCGATGCACCTCGCGGCGGCCGAAATTGCTACCGGCGAGAATTTCGCCGTGAGCACCGGAACGGGTATCAACCCTGGTACCCGCTAACTTTAAGGAGTAGTAAACATGGACAAACCTACGCCCGGAACCGTTCCGATGAACAGCGCGGCGGTCAAGCAGAAACACCGCATGGCCGCTGGACTGCCGGTCGACGGTAAGACCCTGCCGGCGGCTCCGGCTATGCCTAAGACCCCTGCGTGAACATCGAACAACAACTTCTCAACCGCCTCAAAGCCGAACAGCAGACTTTTGCGCTCGAGGCTTTGCAGCGGCCACAGACGCGCGACACTTTTGAGTACGGGTATCGCGTGGGAATGGTAGCGGGTTATGAGGCCGCTATTAACGTACTTCTTTTACTACTTGATGAGGAAAAACATGTTGGCAACGACCTCTGAGAGCGCATTGGCGGAGGCTTTTCCGGCAGTAGATGCCGGCATTCAGCCGTTCGGTAGCCGCGTTCTGGTTCAAATCCGTAACCCCAAGCAGCGTACCGCGTCCGGGATTATCATCGACTCGGGTTCTAAAGACACTGAAAAGTGGAACACCCAGGTGGCTAAGGTTGTTTCGATTGGCCCGCTGGCGTTCAAGAACCGAAATACGATGGAATCGTGGCCCGAGGGCAGCTGGTGTGAGCCGGGTGAGTTCGTGCGGGTGGCTAAATACGGCGGTGACCGCTGGGAAATAGCGCTGCCTGACGGCGACATCGCATTGTTTGTAATTTTCAACGATTTAGACATCATCGGTCGCGTAACGGTTGACCCGTTGTCTATTCGTGCATTCATCTGAAAGGAGATGAGATATGGCTAAAGCCGGAGTTTTGAAAGAAGACGACGAAAGAGACGTTTCCGAAGCAGAACAAATCGTAATTGTTGAAGAAGACCCCAAAAAAGCTGCCGCGCCGGAAGAAGACGACGTCGAAGATGACGTCCCGGAGCATCGTCAGGCGGCCGCAGATGACGAAGACGATGAACATGACGGCGAACGTGAAGCGATTCGCGAACGGCGTCGCCTGGAAAAGCTAGAGCGCAAAGAACGGCGCGACAAAGCCATCCAGCGAGACAAACTGGAGCTAGATTTCCTCCGCAAGCGTAACGATGAACTCGAGCGCCGAGTTTCGGTGCAAGAACAGCGCACGCACAAAATGGATCTGAACCAATATGATGCGCAGATCCAGCAGGCGAAGCAAGAAGCCGACATGGCCGACAAAGTTATCGCCAAAGCGGTGGCCGTCGGTAACGGTGAGGACGTAACTCAGGCGCTCCGCTACCGCGATGAGGCGATGGCCCGTATCCAGCAGCTGAACCAGGCTAAGCAACAAGCCCAAGCCCCGGCTCAACAGCAAGGAATGGATGAACTGACGCTTCACCATGCGCGCAATTTCTTGAATGAGAATAAATGGTACAACCCGAACGGTGTAGATGAAGATTCGGCCATCGTTTTGGCTATCGATCAATCACTACACCGCGACGGTTACGACCCGAAAAGGGAAGAGTACTGGGACGAGCTGCGTCGTCGTGCTGCCCGGCGGTTGCCGGAGCGGTTCAACGCCCGCGAACGTACCGAACGTGATGAACCTGCAACAGAACGCAAACCACGTGGCGGCCCGGCGGTAGGTTCAGGCCGAGAACACGCACCGGTTTCTACTCGTCGGGAGATTTACATCAGTCCCGAGCGGAAACAGGCCCTGGTTGACGCGGGCGTGTGGGAAGATCCAGTGTTACGCATGAAATACGTCAAGCGTTACGCTGAATACGACCGCAGCAACAAAGCGTGAACTAGAATGGATTTGCCTTTTCAAAACTTAACACATATAATTTTCCTCAATCGCTGAAAGGAGCGAGAAATGACCGACGAACGCTTGAAGAAATCCGCTGGAGACAATCGCCAGAGCCGTGCGGTGGAAGACCGTACGAAAACTGAAAATCGCGCATTGTCAGACGACGAGCGGGTTGAAATGTTCCGTCAGCAGTTTTTCCAGTCCTCACTTCCGGACTTGCCTCAAATCGACGGCTGGCACATGTGCTGGTTGACGACTACTAATCCCCGAGATTCTATCCAAACCCGGATACGTCTCGGCTATGAACCCGTAAAGCCGGAGGACGTTCCTGGCTGGGAGTATGCCACCCTGAAAACCGGGGACTGGCAGGGTTACATAGGAGTGAACGAGATGCTAGCGTTCAAGTTGCCCATGAACCTGTACCTTATGTACATGCGAGAGGCGCACCATGACGCTCCGCTACGCGAAGAAGAGAAATTGACCGACACGGCCGATTTCATGCGCGAGCAAGCCCAAGCATCGAAGTCAAATCTCATGATTGGTGAGGGAAATTCAGAAATGGGACAAAGACGGGAAGCTCGTTTTGAGCTGTCCTGACGAAACCATTCAATCCCTTAGGAGTTAGCTTATGTCTTCGACTAGCGCACCCTTTGGCTTCCGTGCCTCTTACCACAACAGTGGTCAGATGCGCCCGAAAGCCTATGTAGTGGCGTCGACGTATGCGGCCAATATTTTCTCCGGTGACCCGGTAAAATTGACCGACGACGGCGTGATTCAACTCGGCACCTCGGACGGCACCCGTTCGGGCACCGTTGACGGTGTTTCTCTGCTCGGTATTTTCGCTGGCTGCCAGTACCTGGACGCCTCCGGCAAGCCGACCATTTCGCCGTTCTGGCCTACCGGCACCACCGCCTCGAGCATTACTGCTTGGGTCTATGATGATCCGGAAACGCTGTTCGACGTTCAATACGCTAACCCCGGTACCGCCGGTACCGACAGCGTGCAGAGCGCCGTGGGTGAAGAGTGCGACTGGCGTGTAGCTTCGCCCGGTGGCTCCACTTCGACCGGTCTGAGCACCACGTATTTGAGCGCTATCGTAGCCACTTCTGGTCAGTTCCAGATTACCGGGTTCGCTGGCAATATCAACGATTCACTGACTGATGCTTACGTCGTGGCCACTGTTCGTATCAACGAACACCACTACAAAGCTGCAGTCAACTCGGTATAAGGAGAGCTGAACTATGGCAACCCCGATGCGTAGTACAGACTTTCGTTCGGTAGTCGAACCGATTCTGAACGAAGTCTTTGACGGTGTGTATGAGCAGCGTGCCGACGAGTGGAAGATGGTTTTCCGCGAGCAAAAAGGCATTCCGCGCAACTACCACGAAGAGCCGGTTCTTTACGGCTTCGGCGCAGCCCCTGAGCTGCCCGACGGCATGGCAGTCACGTACCAATCCGGTGGCGTGCTGTTCCTGCAGCGTTACCTCTACAAAGTCTACGGTTTGGCCTTCGCGCTGACCAAGGTCTTGGTTGAGGACGGCGATCACATTCGTATCGGTCAGACCTACGCCAAGCACCTGGCGCAGTCGCTGATTGAGACGAAAGAGACCCTCGGCGCTAACATCCTGAACCGTGCTTTCAACGGCGCGTACACGGGTGGTGACGGAGTCTCGCTGGTGGCCACAAACCACCCGATCGTCAATGGTACGTTCAGCAACCAGCTGACCACCGCTGCCGCGCTGTCGCAGACCTCCCTTGAGCAGCTGCTCATTCAGATCCGCAACGCTGTTGACAACAACGGTAAGCGTATCCGTCTGACTCCGCGCAAGATCGTCGCTGGCCCGAGCAACGTGTTCCAGGCTGAAGTGCTGCTCAAGAGCGTGTTGCGTGCTGGTACGGCTGACAACGACATCAACCCGGT